ACAAAAAGGGGTTACTTTTGATGGGTCAAGCAATATCGGAGGGGAAGATGTGCTAAAGTCTATTATGGACTATACTGACTCAGGTGGGGAGAGAAAGAATGACGGAGATAAGCTTCATTTTATATTGGCTGACGAGGAGGGAAAGACAGATCGGCACGAAATTTTTGAGCGATGGAGGGTTAATAAGCTGGCATTATCTCTTGGTGGCGGTTCTGAGATTATAGGTTTTTCTATCCATCCAACCACGGTGGAGGATATGGATGTTGGTGGCGAGCAATATATGCAGCTTTGTAATGAGAGCAAGTTTTATGAGCGAGGCTCTAATGGGCAGACTTCTTCTGGGTTGTTTGAGTTGTTTATTCCTACATGGGATGGGGCAGAGGGGTTCATTGATAAGTATGGGATGAGTGTGTCAGACACCCCAACTGAGGAACAGATTAAGGGACGGCCTAATGCTATGTTTGCTAAATTTAACAAGGGGGCTAGAGAATTCTTTCAAGATAAGCTTGATGAATTGTTGGCGCGAGGAACGCCAGAATCTCTTGACTCTTATAGGTCGCTTAGAAGAAAGCTGCCGATGAGCTATGCAGACTGCTGGTTGGGTTCTAGCGGCGACTTAGGCTTTGACATGGAGATCATCGACAACCGCATAGCAGAACTAAGGAGAAAGAGTAGGGTGCGTCACGGCAGGTTTGAGTGGACGAGGGGGTTCGGCAGCGACGTCCGGTTTGAGGATGATCCTGAAGGCCCATTTGAGTTGTCCATGGTGCTGCCTATAGATCAAGCCAATCAGAAGATGAAGGTTGAGGAGGTTGACCTGGTAAGCGGGGAATGGGTGGAGCATTGGGCACCTAAATATCCTTATCGTTTCACTGCAAGCGCAGACCCGTTCAAAGCAGGCACCAGCAACGATGCTAAAAAGATGGGGACTCATTCAAGGCAGTCTGACGGTGGATTAGCTGTGTTGTGGGAGCATGATGAAAAGCGTGATGAGAGTGAGAACATGCGGGATTGGGATTCGTACAGGTTTGTATGCTCATATCGGTATCGCCCTAACTCATTAAAGGATTACCAGGAAGACGCTCTGAAGATGTGCATATACTTTGGTGCTCCAATGTATCCTGAGCGCAACGTAGGGGAGATGGATATTGTCTTTTCGGAGTGGGGGTATGGCGGATATTATCTTTATGATATTGATCCACGCACGGGCGCACGAGCAGAGAAGCCCGGCTTTGCTTCTTACGAAAAGCAAAAGGGTAATTTGTTCACATCTACAAAGGATTACATTCGTTACAGGGGGCACAAGGAGGAACACGCCAGCTACCTTGATGAATGCAAGTCTATCAAGGGGGTGGAGCAGATGAATAAGTATGACAGGTTCACGGCACACGGAGGATGTCTGTTGGGCAGCAAGCAGAACTATTACAACATGAAGCGTGATGGTGCCAATGTCGTTAATGAGAGCGATGTTAAGACCATCATGGATTTCTTCCTAAATTCCTAGTTCGTACATATTCCGTATCTTTGTGGAAAATGAACACTTAGATTATGAAGGAGTATAATCGAGATTACGAAAAGGACAGTCTAAACTTTCCAAGCAGAACCATAGCAGAAAAAGAAAAAGAAGAGGGCTACCACAGGCAGTGGGCTAAGGCCATCTATTCTGCTCACATTCATGATGAGTCTGCTATTCCAAACACGTATTCCAAGACTATAGCAAGATTGCGTAGGTATGGTGCCGGGCGTCAGCCTATAGACTACTACATTAAACAAAGGAGGAGTGGTGATGGTACGGGCTCCACATCAAGCGTTGATGGAGGCACGGCCCAGAGCCGCAAGTGGGACAGGGACGGAATGGACAATATTGATACAAGCATTATATCTGTGGCTCCAAGGGTGAAGTCCATGGTTAAGGCTTATCTGAAGAACATTCGTGAAGAAGTTATTGTAGACACGATTGATCCTGTGTCCGGGGCGAAGCAGGAGGATATGAAGTGGCGTTCCATGCTATACTCTAAGAACAAAGACTTCATTGAGAACTATGAGAAGGCTGCTGGTCTTCAACCGGACACACCTGAGTTCTTACCTGAGACTGTAGATGAATTGGAGATGTATGCACAGGCTGGCGGTTTTAAATTAGCAGAAGCTATGACCATGGAGCAGTTGGTGCGTTATACCATGGAGATAAGCGGCTATGATGACGAGCTTGAGAATCAGATTTACGATGATTTAATGGACGTTGGTATCGCTGCTACAAAGACCAAGCTCGATCCCGAAGACCTAAAGTATAAAGATGAGTATGTGGACGTGGCGAACTTAGTTGTTCAGCATTCACGGCACAACGATTTCCACGATATAGAGTGGGCTGGCCATGTTGAGTATTATACTATCAGCAGGCTGCGTAAGTTCTTCCCCGGCAAACCAGAAGAATACTTCAGGGATATTGCCTTTGCCAACCGTAATGAATATGGAAATATGGGTGGAGGTAGCTGGGATGCGTACAATAAGGTTGTAGACTTCGGCTCTTATGGATATGATCAGTTTACCGTAGCCGTCTTTGAGTCTGAGTGGAGAGACGAGGAGTTGGAAGAAGCCGTGTTCTATGATAACAAGTACGGAAAGACGTCCAAACTACCTGTCACTGAAGAAACCATGGAGGGGTTGTCAAGTCGCAAGCGATATGTGAAAAGCAAGTTAGAGAAGCGCAGGGAGTGTAATTGGGTGATTGGCACGGACTGTACCTTCGGGTGGGGTGAGGTGAATATGCAGGATCGTCCGGCAGGAAACAAGACTGCGTCTAATTATCACATCAGGGCTTTATCTGATGCCCCGCTTATATATCAATTAGTTCCTGTGCTTGATGACTTGCAGATTTCATGGTTACGCTTTCAGGACGCAAGGGCAAGGGCTGTCAAGGATGGATATGCTGTCAATATAACAAAGCTTCAGGCTATCAGTGATGGTCAGAAGACATATAAGATAGCAGAGATTTTACAGATGTGGAAAGAGAACGGGCTGTTGATGTATAAAGATTCGTTCTCAGGGAAGTATGAGGGGGGCAAGACGCTTCCTGTAGACAGACTGCCGGCTACGCTGCTTGACGAGCTGCAAGAATTTATCAGCACATGGGATCACGCTTTAAAGAGAATGGAAGACCTCACCGGTATTAATGCTCTTATCTTAGGAGCCACGCCAGACCCTGATGCTCCTGTTGGAACACAGAAGCTGTCTGTGGCTTCATCTGCCAGTGCTATACGCCCACTGGGGTTAGCCATGAATGCTATCAAGCGAGAGAGCGCACAGTCTTTTATGAGGCGCTTTAAGTTAGCAGCCAAAGCGCGTAAAGATATTGTATTGTCTTACGAGGGCGTTGTTGGCAAGCGGGCTATTGAGCAGATGATTGAAGGTGGCAGGTCCATGGTTGATTATGGAATGTTCTTCCACCCGCGTCCTACCGATGCTGAGAAGCAGGCGTTGCTGGAATCAGCCAGAATATCTATGCAGAACCGCAGGGAAGGCAAGCCGGGCATTGACCTTCAGACTTACATGTTTATTCAGGAGAGGCTGTATGCTAATGCTAACCTTAAATCCCTCAGGGTTTACCTTGGTTATAAGGAGAAGCAGATTGCCAAGGAGGACGAACAGCATCAGTTAAAGATGATAAACGCTCAGGCTGATCGTAACGACAGGTCGGCGCAGATAGCTGCTCAGGGTGAGGCACAGAAAAAGCAGATGGACGTTCAGGGCAAGCTGGCTGAGGAGAAGGCCAAGGGGGACAGCGCTCTTATGCAAGAACTTGTTAAGAAGGATGAGGGCGTTGCTGATTCTGTAGCCAGACGCATGGGTTTAAAGCAAGCGCCTAATCCTGCGTTTGGAGACCCTAATGCGCCCTCAGATGGCGTTTCTCCATAAAGTAATGGTATAGCCCCACTTTGATACTAAAGTGGCTTATACGGGCTTAAAAACGCTTTAAAATAAGTTTTATTATCTTTGTACCGAAAAACAAACAAGACATGGCAACAGAAACAACAAACACGGAAAAACAATTTGGTTCTTTGCAAGATTTTGAAAGCAAACTTGGGATTCAAAGTGATGAGCCTGCGGAGCCTGCTGCTCCCCCGACAGACGAGGGGAAGACAGAAGGTGTCGTAGAGCCGAAAGAAGAGCCTAAAGCTGAAGAGACGAAGGCGGAACCCAAGGATGAGCCCGCTGCCCCACAGGAGCCCGCAGAGGAACCGAAGGCGGAGGAGCCCAAGGAAGAACCACAAACGTTATTTGACATTACTGAAATCAACAAACGGTTTTCTACCGAATTTGAAGACGAAGATTCGCTAAAGGCAGCCATAGATTCCTCTAAAAGAGTTGGGGAGTTGGAAAAGCAGCTAAAAGAATTTGAGACTTTAAAGGAAGAGAACTTGACTTTGAGAGAGAACCTTGACCCTATGAAGTATTTCACTTCAGAGGATGCTTACAAGATTGAGCAGTTCAAGAGAGAGTTCCCTGATAAGGTGCCTGATGTAGCTTATAAACTGTTCACACAGGATATAAGTGGCATCTCAGACAAGGACATGTTAGCATATAGTATGATGCTTGATGATCCTGACCTTGATCAGGCCACTGCCTTAGAGGTTGTGGAAAGGGACTACGGATTGGAGGAAGGGGAAGAGATCGACAAAGTAACGGCTGCTAAGATTCGTAAGGATGCAAGGGTGGCCCGTAATGAAGTCGGACAGATGAAATCTCAGATCAAGCTTCCAGACAAGATAGACGTTGATTCGCTAACGGCACAGCAGAAAGAATTGCGTGATAAGAGGCGTCAGCAGTTATCGGAAGGATGGAAGAATGTGGCTAAAGAAGTGGCTAACAATTTAGACGATGTTGTCTTAAAGGACGACGAAGGTAATGAGTTATTCCGCTATTCTGTCACGAAGGATTTTCCACAGGAAGTAGTAGACCAAGTTGCTGATACACTGTCACAGGCTGGGGCTGACATCTCAGAGGATGCTGCTAAGACCGCCTCACAGGTAATGCGTCAGAACTATTTAGCACAGAACTTCGACAAGATACTGAAGTTAGCGATAGATAATGAGCGTGCCAAGGCTGAAGAGGAGCGTTTAAAGAAACAGCACAATCCAGGTAGTGACAAAACGGACCCTGCACCACAGAACAAGGGCGATGACCTCAACGCGAAGGTAGCGTCTAAGATTGGTGGTTTTGTTCCGAGACCTTTTTTAGAATAGAAACTTTTAAAACATAAAATATTATGGCTTACACACCTGCTTCATCGAATACAGTAACTGCGCCTTTTGATGGCACGTTTTTATCGCTGTATTCCAGTTCACTGAAGCCCGAAGTTATTTCCAAGCTTTATTCAAAGTTCGGAAAGCAATTTGACGTATTGGACTTCCTGCGTCTTGCCGGGCAAGAAATCTCTATGACAAGAGATGAGCTTACTACATTCTCTCAAGGGGCACGTTCACGTCCTGTTAAGATTCTTGGCGAAGTTAGTTCTATCACTAATGGTGTTATTGCTTTTGGTCTTGCCGCAAGTGAGTTTGACACTAACAGTGATTGTAACCTGCGCGTTGGAGACTCTTTGTATGTACCCGGATACCATTTTGGTAAAACCTATCCAGTACAGTTCAGGGTGACTACCGCTCCGACATCTGGTAATACTGATGGTGCCGCAACAGCAATGGAAGACATTGATACCTTCACTAATAACATTGCCGCTAACCAATACCTGCACGTTGGTGCTACTACTCACGGTAGGGGTACTGACCAGCCTAATTCCAAAAGCAGAGGATTCTACTCACAGACTTTCTACACTGGTATCTCTAAGGAGAGCGTAGAGTTTGCTGGTGGCGTTCCGGCTCAGGAGCTTTACTTTGAAATCCCTGACAAGAAGGGTGGACAAGGACTTTATGGCATGGCTATCGCAGATGGTGAGTTTGCTTTGGATGAGCAAATGAGCACTCAGATGTTCATTGGACAGAAGAATGACAACTCTCTTACTGAAACCGACGCTTGGTCTGCTAACTCTACAGTTAAGAGCACCAAGGGTATGTGGATGTGGGCTGAGGACAACGCTTCAGACCATGAGTATATCGACACCTTCACTGTGAAAGACCTTGATGCTGTTGATGACCTTTTCAAAACCACTGGTGTACTTTGCCAGTCTGCATTGATTGGTGTTGGACACAAGCTGTATGGTCAGATTCAGGATGCTGCTCACGACTATATTTCTCAATATTCAGGAGGAACAGACCTGATGACAGAGAATATGTCCAAGCTTGGCTTCACTGCTCATAAGTGGAACCGTAGGGGAATTGATTACAAACTGGTCAACTTTGCTCAGTTGAGTAACCACAACACCTTCGGTGCCGATGCGCAGAACTTCTGGACTTACTCAGGACTGGTTATTCCAGATGAGCAAGTAACTGTTGAGGACAGAGCTGGCGGCATCTACAACTCTGACGGAATGGGTGGCGGAAAAGTCACGCTTCCGAACGTAGCTGTAGGTTATCTGCAAAATAACGGTGAAGACCGTAAGCGGATTATCCAGCAGGTATCTGGTGTTAACGGCATGGGTCACATCGCAACAAGCACTTACGATAAGATCGAGGTGGCGTTGCTGAGTGAGTATGCTCTGATCGCCAATGAGGTTGAAAAGTGGGTACGTTTGATTAAGGACGGCACTTACTAGGATTAATATACGGGAGGGTGCTTAACCGCACTCTCCTTTTTTTTACTTTACAGGAAAACAGAAACAACAAAACCGAAACAAGATGATAACAATTAACGGAAAGATTGTAGACTTCACAAACAAAGACCCAAAGTACAGATTCGCAGGGGTCGTAGATGAGTACCACAAAACAATTAAGCAGTTCAAAGAGACACATGGTACAGGCGTGCTGTTTCAAACACCCGCACACAAAGCCCGCATTGATCCTGTAACCAAGATTGCCAGACCATACAAGCCCTTCAGCTGGCCTTATAAGACCACTGTAGTAACCGATGATGGTACGCAGGACTGGGTGTACTCAAAGTCTGCTCCTACTATTAAAGACGGCATTGCCACTCCTAATGAGCCAAGCTTTATTATCCCCCGTGGAGAGATATATGTTAGCTTAGATGAAGACCCCGATAAGGTGTATTTCTTAACCAAGATCAGGGCTTTTAACCGCAAGCCTCCAAGATTGTGGGTATACAATCCCGCTGTCGAGGAAGAGAGCATTGCCACCAAGCGTGCCAATGAGTCTAAGATCAATGACCTTATTTACTCAGAACACTCTCCTTTGTCTGTTGACTTAGAGAAGCTGAAGATGATTGCGTCTAAGTGGGGCGTGGCCAATGTAGACAAGAAGACCACTGCCGGTATTAAGAACGCATTGTATGATGCTGTAATGAGCGGAGAGGCTAATAGGAAAAGGCACAAAGCTGACGCAAGGGGTGTTGAAGATTTTGTAGCAGACATTGGCGGCAGTGATGCTGTGCGTGTCGGCGCCATAGCTCAGAACGCTATTGACGCAGGCGTGCTCACGTATAACAGGTCTAACGGCAGGTGGATGCTTACCGTGGCCAAAGGGCAACAGCCCATTGTTATAATGACTGCCGGAAGCGTTGGTGGTGATGAAGCCAGAAGCCGTCTTATAGATTACCTTGTGAAAAGCAAGGCCGACACTGATCTTATTGATAAGGCAGCAAAGGGAGAGGCCAAGGTTGAGCACGGCAGAATCAAGGACGTTGAACCAGGAGAGGAGATCATATTACCTGAAGACGTAGACCTTGACAATATAGATTCTGTTGATGGAAGCGGCAAGCATGTGGTAACGCACCAGATGTTGCAAAAGGCTGGCAAGGCCCTTGCTGTAAATACTTTTGGCATGAAGACAGAGGATATGAGGGCTGCTGTCAGAGAAAAGCTAGAGCAATTGGCTCAAACGACATAGTTGTTTCCGGTTGGTTGTTTTTCTGCCAGACCCGTTGGACGAGTTCCTTCGGGTCTTTTTTTGCGTTTTAGAGGGTTCGCACAGAAATTAGTATCTTTGCATAAAACAAAGACGATATGAACAACGGTGATTTATGGGATATTGTTCACACTGTACTCAAGAAGGAGTCACGCGGGAATATCCTCAAGCCCGATGAGTTCACTGATTTGCTTCAGCAGTGCCATCTGGAATATTACAATCAGCAGTATGAGAAATGGGCGGGGTCTCAAACGGTTCTTGATTCTTTACAGCCATTTGTTGTTATCAATGAAGCGCAGATTGTAACTACATCAACACTGTCTATAGACAGCCTGACCTATACATACAAACATCTTATTGCAGCGAGACACAATGATTATGCAACTGGTCAAACATGGTTTAACAAATATGACATTGTAACTCCTCGACAGTATGTGGATTGGGCGTGTGACCCGATAATGCAGGCGTCGTCTGAGTACCCGCTAATGACCATGGATGATTCTGATTTTCATTTTTGGTACACTGATGATGTTACATTTATTTATTTCACGTATTTAAGAGAGGCTGTTGCTGACCCCGTCTTTGATTATTATATTGATGCTAATTACGCCGTGAAGTATTTAGAGCCCGATGAGGCTCACACTCTTTTAACAGGAGAGGTTGGTAGTGG